AAACTTACCAATCTTCTTCAAAAACACTCCCTTACCTTCAAGAACAGATTGCAAGCAGAGAATTTTATTGGATGCGAGATCGATCTCATCAAGCAATAGGATTGCACCTCGTTCCAGTGCCTCAATAACGGGACCGTTATGCCAAACAGTAGCACCATCAACAAGACGGAAACCGCCAATAAGATCATCTTCATCAGTCTCAATCGTAATGTTTACACGGATAAGTTCTCGTCCGAGTTGGGCACATGCTTGCTCAACAGAGAACGTCTTACCATTACCGGAAAGTCCAGTAATGAATGTCGGATAGAAAAGACGGGATTGAACAATTTTTTTAATGTCACCAAAATTGCCAAACTTGACGAAGGTATCATCTTTTTCTGGGATAAGGTTCTGTTCTACGGAAGGCAATGCTGCAGGTGCCTGATAAGTGCGTTCGATTTCTTCCACTTTTTGTTGAGTCACTTCAAGGTTCCACTTACCACGTCCCACTTTATAATCAGAAAGTTTGTTAGTGATAGTCTGATAGTTGGTACCATTCATTGCACACCAAGCACGAATATCTCCAGTAGTGACAGATTCGCCATAAAGTGCCTGAAGAGAAGTGCGGATGTAGTCGGCAGAGAGAGACATGATGTTGGTTGTTCGTTTCAACTGAAGTTATTATACAAGGAAAAGGGGGTCTCAATGACCCCCTGTGGACAGTTTAGGAATTGGACAAGTGCTCTTCCAACTCTTGAACCAATCTTCTCTTAGAATGCCTTCTGTCCAACTCAATGCCGACAGTGCGACCATACTCCTCAAGTTCTTTCTTACTCATATCATGAAATGATACATCACTTTCATAAAGTTCTTCTTCAATAAGCTCTTCATAATTTGTAGTATCTTCACCAACAATAGGAGACTCTGCAACCTCTACAGGTTCTTCTACTACAGGTTTTGGTGCGGGAGTTGGAGCAGGTGCTGCTTTTTTACCTCCCACTAAATCTCCAAATCTAGACATTAGTTTTACCTATTACTTATAAAAATATTTATCAGGCAATAAGGTCTACAAACTCATTTAGGATTTTCTTATTCATTTTTTTATTCTGAAGGCTCTTCATAAATGACTTTTTAATTTGTGCCTTTGAAGCATCTTCATCTACATCAAATTCAGACTCACTTGCGAGAGCATTTGCAGAAAGACCAAAATAAGTATGATATCCAGATGTCTTAAGTGCAAATGACTTTTCTTTCTTAAATTGAATTTTAATCTTCTCACTCATTTCAAAATTATCCCAACAATAACGACGAATAAAAGAACCAGCATCACGAGATTCAAGAACACGAATACCAATAAAGTTTACATCTACAAAATTATCCTTAAGATTTTCAAGGAGAACGTCGGTCATATCATACCAATTGTCACCCATGTTATAAGTATTACCAGTCTTACGATCTCTCAAGAAGCAGTTTGCTCCAATGTGTGCCGTGCCCATAAAAGGTTCGGATTCCCAGTGACGTTGCACTTGACGATGATATTTGAGAGAACATCCTTCACCATCAGTCAATACAACACACTGTACCTTCTGAAGTTTGTTCTCTTTCTTAAATTGTGGAATGATTTGATGAAGTGAAATCATTGTCTCATTTAAAGGAGTACCAGAAAGATCCATACCTACAGGAATCTTATACATTGCATAACGACTAAAACTCCATGCAAGACGAAAGATATGCTTTATTTGATTCTCAAAAGTTTTAGTATTGACTTTATGAGTCAGAATATTCATTAAAGAGAACCACTCTCCAACCTGCATCAATCCATCTTTTTTCTTATAAGAAAGTTCACGAACAACTGCACTACCATTCTCATCTAGAGATACAAGAGGATAGTCATTAGTAAATGCATAAACATCAAAAGGAATACCAACCTTTTTACAGAACCACACCAAATTACAAAGTTGTTTTACAGTATCTAACATAACTTTTCCCATAGAACCAGACCAGTCCAGAACAAACACAAGACCATGATTCTTACCATCAGCAAGAGTGGTTACTTTCTTAAACAAATCCTCATTGTATTTGTAAGTATGAAGTTTAGTACAATCAAGAACTCCAGTGCGTGCAGTTGTAGCACGAGCATAAGAATCTGCTGACTTACGACACTCAAACTCTTTCACAAGATAATTAACTTCTTTCTGTGCAGACTTCTTAAACTTGAGGAACTCAGCATCAACATGATCAAAGACAGTTTTATCGTAATAATTATCCCACAATTCGTGACAAGCACTATGAATTGTTGAATTGGGAACAACAATCTTTTCCAAATTTACTTTTGGCATCTCAAGATATACATTCTCAATACCATTCATATTCACGAGGTCTTTAATAGATTCCTCAAGAGAATTCATAGTATTGACTTGAGGTTCTGACTTTTCTCCAGCATTTTGCTTATAACTTGGAGTCTCCAAATCAGCATCATTTTTTTCAGTTGCATCCTCGGAAGAATTATCTTCATTAGATTTTTCCTGACCTTCTTCATCAGAATCGTTAGATTGCTGCTGTTGCTCGGTAGAACCTTGACCTTGCGATTCTAGGGAATCCATATCAGTCTTGGTTTCAGTATTCATCTGTTCTTGACAATACTTATAGAGTGCCTGTGCAGCAATCAGAACATCATCAAAATCTTCACAACCATCAATCATACGAACGATTGACATCTCAAGATATTCATCAAAAGGAATATCAATAAAGTTACCAATCTTGAAATAAAGATTTACTCGGTCTGCAAGGTTCATCTTGCTGACATCTTCACACTCAACACCAAAGAAATCTTTATCAGAAAGATCACTATAACCACGATAGAAGGTCTTGGAGATACCAGCATAACGACGTTTCATCATCTTCTCAATGCGAGCATCCTCAACCACATTGACGAACTGTGGAGGAATTTTATAATCTTTCAACCAATCACGGTCAGGTGTATAAAGTGCGTGACCCACCTCGTGTGCCACCAACATATCATAAATCTCATTCGTGGCACCCTCCCACATTGGCAAAGTCAGAACACGAGTGTGGACATTGAAGCAAGCAGTCTCAACCTGCTTGTGCTCCACCACAAGGTCTTCAGTGGCAAGAAGTTTGGCAAGTTGGGACTTGATTTCGTGCTTAACGGTCATCGGTCTGTTGCGTATGGACCTATTATACAAAAGAACCCTGCTGTTTAGGCAGGGTCATGTGGCGGTTCTTAAAGTGTCTGAGTGCCTCCTTTCGTGCCCTCATTGCTTGTGGTTTCAGTTTTCGTTTCTGTTCTTTGCCAGAGTTATGTTTCCAGTTTGGGACTTGCATTGTTCTTTGGTGTGTCAGGACACCATACGCGAAAAACCTTTTACTTTTTCAAAACGTAGGACACTTTCAAATTTGTCATGTAAGTCTGACTTATGAGAGATGACAAATATATTAGCATCCTTAATAACATATCGAATAATCTTAAGGAACTCTTCAGTTCCAAATCCATCCAGTGAAGAATCAAATACCTCATCCATAATCAGCAGATTTGTATTCACCGAGTTCTTGAGTCTAGCAACTTCTCTCCAAGTGAAAAGAAGTGCGAGGTCAATCCTCATTTTTTCACCTTCACTAAAAGATGAATATGAGAAGTGTTCGTGAATGGGTGATTCAACAGTTTCACTAAATTCCCCATCAAGTTTAAAGTTGATGTAAAAGTCCATCATTTGAAGATAACGATTAACCTGCTGATTTATGAAAGGAAGATACTTCTTTATAATCTTCGTTTTTACACCATCATCTCTGAGTAGAGAATAGGCAAAATCGTAATGAACGATTTCTTGTTTTTTGTCTGAGAGGTCTTCTATTGTCTTTTGGAGATTTTCTCGAAACTCTTCTAACTTCTCATGTTCAGTATTTCGGTTTTGTAACTGATTGGTAATAGTTTGAATTTCATGTTCAAGATCTCTGATCTGTCGTTGATTGAGACTAATCCGAGTATTGTTTTGAGAAATACCATGCGTTAACTTTGTAATCTCCTGAGATAGGGCATTAAATTGACGCTCTCGTTCTTGTTCAGACTTAATAGTTTGCTCAAGTTCATCATAACCATCTTTAAGTTCTCTTGCCTTATTTTGAGCATCCGCAATTCTATTTACACGAAACTCTTCCTCAATCTCCTGTGTACAGGTAGGGCATACCGTATTTTCAGTAAAAAACTTATGTTCTTTGGTAATTGTGCTTACCTTTTGAGAGATTTTACCTTTAAGGTTGTTAAGTTTTACTAACTTATCACCTACACCTTGAAGTTCTTCAATATCAACTTGCAGTGTTTTTATTTGCCCCTCCAAGTCCTCATTAGTATTCATATAATTACCAACTTCATTATCTAAGTTGATAATCTTTTCCTTGTTGGCATTTATATTCGCATTACCACGATTTTCCAACTCCTCAATAAACTCTTGCTGCATCTTCATCTTATCTTTAAGATTGCCTTTCTTAAGATCCAATGATTTAATCTGCTCTTTTTTTGTACGAATATTATCTTTAATAAGACTGTTCATCGCAGAGAAAATACGAATATCCAACAGATCTTCAATCACTTCACGACGATTAGATGTTGTTAATTGCATAAAGGGCACAAAAGTACTACTACCCAAAATTACAATCTGAGTAAAAGATTTATAATTTACCTTAAGAATATTTTCTTCCAGAATGCGTTGATTGGCACGATCATCTGCTTCTCTGTGAAGTGCAGTTCCATTAACTTCAATATCAAAAACATTTGGTTTAATACCACGACGAACCAAATAGTCACGACTATTTACAGAAAACTCAATCTCAACTAAACACCCTCTTTCATTTGTAGCATTTACAAGTTGAGGTTTATTAATCTTACGAAAAGGTTTATTGAATAAAACAAACGTAAGAGCATCAAGCATCGTAGATTTACCAGCACCATTCGTGCCAATAATCAAATTAGTATGATGTTGTTGAAAATCAATCTCTGTAAATTGATCACCGGATGAGAGAAAGTTCTTGTATCTAATCTTTTTGAACGTTATCATTTTTAGGAGGAATCACAATGTCATTAGGGGTAATAATCGCATACTTGTAAGAATGGTACTTACAAGTTTTTATCGCAAGTTCATCATCAACTTCTACAATATCCATCTCCGCATCTTCTTGATCCTCTAACATCATAGCATATCTTTCGGCATCATCTTCCTCTTCAAACAAAAAAAGCACTTTGTGTCCGTACCTATCTTGGACGGCATATGCACCATCATCTTTATTGTCTTTAAGAGTGAGAAGAAACATTTATTCTACTTCGCAAGCTTGTCGATACAAATCTTGAAAGATACCTTTAATAATGCTTTTATCAAGTTCAAACTCAGATTCATCAATATAACGATTTAGAATAGAAAGTGTATTTTCTTCTTCATCAATCTCAAAATCTTCAGATTCCTGAATCTCAAAGTTCTCAATAATTTTAAGATCTTGGACTCCTACAGAGTAAAGTTTATCAATGAACTTTTCAAAATCTTTTGGTTTTGTTTTTTTACGAACAATCACCTTTACAATCTTGTTTTCATACTCAGAAGCATTAAAGAGTTTGTAATTGGTATCCTCATAATAGATATTATAAAATAATTTATAAGGATTGTTGATTGGAGTATGAGTGAGGGTTTCCGTATCAAAAATATGAAATCCACGAGTATCATTTACATCAGTCCAATACATCTCATAAGGATTGCCTAAGTAGAAGACTGTTCCATTATCTGATCTTGTATGGTAGTGACCTGAAAAGACTTTAGTGAACTTCTCAAATAACTTGCTTTCCAAACCATCTTCCATGACGATTTGTCGATTAACTCTAAATCCTGAGAGTTCAAGGTGCCCCATCGACACACAGCAATTTGTCTTTTTAATAGTTTCGATAGATACTTTCTCATTATCAGCATTAATCCAAGGTAAAAATAAAATATCCAATCCACCGATATTTACTTCGGTAGGTTGATTATATACAGAAATATTATTATAGTCAGATAGAAGCAAACCTGGAGAATTAACTTCATTAGTGTTTTTAAAATATGTATCATGGTTTCCCACAATCATATGCACTTCGTAATCTTTGAGTCGGTCAAACACAACTCTCTTTGCCCACTGAAGACTTTGATAGTCAATCGACTTGCGACTATCAAAAGCATCTCCCATATGAATGACTGCTTCTACTCCATGCTCTTCCAAGGCAGGAAAGAATACATTATCATAGAACTTCTCAAAATAATCATGTAGGTGCTTGGAACCTTTCCTTGCCCCATAATGGGTGTCAGTGATAATAGCAACCTTCATCGGTTCTTATATTGAATGTTATCTTTAATCGAATTATACTCCGAACTGTGCCCAGAAAGCAAGCTGTCGTC